CACGAATGCCCTCACCCGGAATTGGGATAATGTTTGTATAAGTATCACTAGCTGCTGATTGGTATGTAGCCAACCATTTTGAGGAGTATACGGCTGCTGGAGTACCTGTGATTGTGCCAGTATTGATGTCTGTTAAAGTAAATGTATCCGCACCGGTCTTGGTGATTGTGTAGTTACCATCAGTAGCTGTACCGCCAGTCCCGCCATAGAAATGGATACCAATAACATCGCCAGTATTTAGTCCGTGCGCAGTCTTAGTTACAGTTACTGTGTATCCAGAGCGACCATAAGTTACACCGCTATCAACTGGGTCACTTAATGTATCAAAAAGCACAAAAGAACCTGCGGTAGCTGAACCAACAAAAGATAAACCTTTAATACGAGTTGGAAATTTTAAGAAAAACCCATCCGTATCAAGGTGTGCTTGCTTTACGTCATATTGTACTGTCATAATTAATCTCCTAAAGATTTAACTAGGGGTTTCCCCCTATGGGATTAATTAAGTAGCAGAAATAACGCCAAGGGTATCAGCACGTAGCCAGTTTGTACCATTGTAAAAAGCAATAACAGGAGAACCGTTAGCGCCGTTTGAGAAAAAAGTAATAGTACCGGTCAAGCTTTGGTTTGTTGTTGGTGCTGGAGCTGTAGCTACAGTATATGTGCCTAGACTGACTGGGCCTGAGAATGTGGTTTTTGCCATGATAAATTGTCCTTCATACAAAGATATAGCCTAGTAGTCTTGTATGCGTCTGCCGGGGCAGTCTATTAGGCCGGTAACACCCGGTTAAACAGATATTACTACGTTTTGCGATTTACGCAAGTAAATAAAGAAAAACCCCGCCTTTTGAGCGGGGTCTAAAGTCGTGGACTTTACAAGTGCTAATTAAGCACCAGCAGAACCGTACATTCCGAGTGGATCTGACCAACCGAAAGAATAACGCTCACGAGACTTGTAACGAACGTTACCTGTGTCGAAGTCGCCGTCCATAGACTGAGTCAATGGTGTACGTACAAAGTGCTTCATACCGTTTGGAACATCAGTTGTCAAGAACCATGCGTTTGTGTCGGTCAAGAAGTGGTTAATTGTGTAACCATCTGGAATCGAGCCATTGTTCTTCAATGCGTTGATGTCATTGTCCGCAGTACCAACACGCAATTCTGTCTCGAGCAAACGAGTAGCAACGAACTGGAGTGAAGGTGGAACGATCAATTTCTTAGGCTTAGCAGCGATTAACAAGCCACGCTCGTCTGTCCACAAGGAGATTTGAATTACAGCGGCTTCCAAAGAAGTCTCATTCAAGTCAGCTGCAGTTGCAGGGATGTTGCTGTTAGTGCCACCAGAAACCAATGGGTGGGCGTTAGAGAACAAAGAAACGCCGTCACCACCAGTGTAAGCAGAGCTAAAACCGTTGTTTAGAACGGAAGCAGCCTTAACTTGCTTGGTGTAAGCCATAGCACGAGCCAAAGCCTTGGTGTAACGAGCGGATAACGAGTCATACAAGTTATCTTCGATAGCTTCTTCAGTCAAGCTGAAGCCCAAAGCGATTGTTTCGTGGTTGTAGCGAGAAGTCCATGCTTCTTGTGCATTGTCGTAAGCGATGGCTGAGCCCTCGTTTTTAACAGGAGCAGCAGAGAAACCTGACAGCTTTGTTTCTTCTTCGAATGAACGCTCAGAAGTCTCTGTTTCGTAGATTTCTTTGTGTTCTTGACCGTAAGTAGCATACTCAAGACCGAACAATGCGTTCAAGCCTGGGAGCAACTCTTTCAGTAGTTGTGCGCGTGAAATAGCCATTTATAGCTCCTTAAGCTGTGTAATCAGTACCGGTGAGGGCAGTGATTTGTGGATTGTTGATCTTAACGATCACTTCTGGGTAGAAGAGAACGCCGGTTGCATTAGCGTATGCAGTGTCTGGAACGACTGCTACTACACGGAAAGGCAATGTTGTTGCATTACCCAAGCCAGTGGCAGGTAATACTACAGAAGAGCCAGAATCACCAGTAGTGCTTGATGGTGTACCGTATACAGTTGCTACGTTTGTACCAACAATAGTCTTGTTAGCACCTGTTACTACGCTTGTATTACCACTAGTTGTAACAGCAACTTTGAAAGCAGCCATTGCATCTACTACAACGTAACCGATTGGGCTAGTTACGCCAGAACCTGGGTAGTACTGAGCTTGTACAGTTTGACCTTGTGAGTTAACGTACTGGCAACCTACAAAAGTACCAATGATAGTACCGGAAGTAGTTGCGCCTGAAACAGAGATAGTGCCCCCGTCGACTAATTTAACTGTGTCGCCGTTGTAGATTGCTGTACCTGTTGTAAGTGGGAACTGAAGAGTCGCACCTGCATATGGTAAGCCGTCCACACGGTTTACAGCTTTAAAGCCGTAGGGAGTTGAGATGGTTGGATAAGCCATTGTAAAACTCCTAATTTAAAATTTAATTACCTTTACCAAAGGAACTTGAGGATTTCCGCTCTTGGAAGATTGGCATCCGTGGGTCACTTTGACGCATTAAATTATTGTCTACAGCCTCTGTTTGAGCTTGTGTTTGCTTCGCATAATGTGAATTACGCTGTTCAACAAATTCAATTGGAGTTTTGCAGAGCAATAACCCGCCGATCTCAATGTTGTCTTTATAACGACTATTGGGATCAACTAACAGTTGGAATTTAGGTTGTTCTTCAATCCTTACTGGCTCCCAACCCTCGCGCAATTTAGCGGAGAGGTTGCGTGGATCAGCTTGGTTAAGGGTTGCGACACGAATCCAACGATAAGCATAGCCAGCCTCTTTGTCAGGCTCAGGGAGTAACTCAGCAGGCGCCCACTGTTGAGGGCGTTGTTGTGTTTCACGGCTTTCCAGCTCACGTTTAAGTCTATTGTTTTCAGCCATTTAGGGCCTCCAGTTTTGTAAGTTCACGGGCGTACTGCTCAGGTGTTAATCCTAGTTTTTTAGCTAGGGCAACTTGCGTATTACTCAACCTAATCTTCTTAGGCGAAGTACTGCGCGATGCTGGCGCTACAACCGTACTTGCTTTAGGTTTTGAAGTTTTCTGTGGTTCTTCTGCCCTAACTTTTTCAGCTCCAGAATCTTGATCGTTTTCAAAATTCTCTGGAAACCGACGACGCATTGTTTTATCAATGGAGTCGTAATACTCATCCGAACCGATTGTTACACCGTTTCGTTTTAACTTCTCATGCAATCCGAGGGCTAATGAGGTCATTTCTTCGTCTTGACCAAACCACTCATTCCTTTGTTGCCAGTCGACAGCTTTGTTGTCGGGACGCGGAATTGATTGCTGTTGAGGGATTTGTACCTCATTTTCCTCGTCTTCGACAGGTTTTCTGTAAATTGGGTTGTAATTGTCCAATTTGTCAACTTTGATCTTTGCCATTGTCAAACGCTCTTGAGCTTCAACTAGCTTGTCAGAATCACCGGCGTCATAAGCGTCTTTGTATTCTTTCTTAGCTGCTGCAAGTTCTTGAACCGCTGACTGCTTAGCAACGCCAACATACTCTTCTTCACCACTAGAAAGTTTAGCTTTGAGTTGTTTATTCTCTTCGGCAAACTTAGTAGCAATACGAACAGCCTCTTGACGTTCACGATCAGCAGCTTCTTTTGCACGGCGCTCATCATGCCAAACCTTCTTCATCTTGATAAGTTTGTCTTTAGCTTCAACGCTGTACTGATCTAATTCATCAGCATCTAATTTAAGCTTTTTAACTTCTTCTTCAGATACGGGTTGGCGATTACGATCCTTTGGAGGGGTATCGTCTTCAATTTCAATTTCAATATCGGGGGTATCAACTTCTATTTGAATCTCAGCTTCTGCTGGTTTTTCATCCGGAAATTGGAATTCTTCTTGATCCATGAGCTACTCCTTAAATGTATTTTCGACTGATGCCACGAGGATCCTGAACTACGGCCTCTACGGAGTCATCATTGATAATGCGGAATTCACGACCATGAATTACTAGACGTGTACCTGCATTTGGGCGTGTAAGAATGAAATCACCTTGTTTACACCAGGCTCCGGTTGGGAAGCGTGTTGTATCTTTAAAACAATCAGGACCCATTGCAACCACGAATAACACGGTTGTTAGGAGTTCATCATGTCGGAGAGTTTCATCAGATTTTAGAATGCCGCTGTCATATTCCTTTTCTGCTTCTGGAATAGCGCATAGTATTCTGTACCCTGTTGGTTCTGGGAGTTGCTTTGCTTTGTCTTCTGCTGCTTTGTGCATTAATGCACTTAAATCTACTGCTTGAGTTAAATCTAGATTACTCATCGTCAGAGTGCTCCAAGTTTTTACGTAGGTCTAATATATTGAGACGTGCGATTAGCAGACCCTGTATCTCACCGCACATCTTTTGGTACTCGGAATAGTCTTTAGCTGTTCCTTTACCTAGAGATTCCTGTAGAACCTCCACCTTCTCATCTATTTGTCGTAATAGATGATTCAGTCCTTTTTCTAGCATCATTCACCTTTCGTTGGTTTAGCTGCCATTTCTCTCGCCATTTCCATACCCATTCTTACGCCTTCCATCTCTTGTTCAGCAGTACGGTTTTTGTCATCCGTCTGAACTTTGATAGCTGCATTAAGTCCGGCAATACGTTCTTGCGATGTAATACGATCACGCTCAATCTGAAGTCGATCAGCACTTTCTGCTGTTTCCGACATGAGCTTTTTCTCTTTCAATTCAAGTTCTTTAGCCTGTAGCTGTAGTTCTTGCTGCTGCATCTGGATCACTGGATCTTGTGCGGCTTGTTGAGCTTGCTGAGCAGCAATCTCGGTCTTGTTACGTTGTAACAATTTTTGTGACGCATCAGCAGCCAAACGAGAGAGTTGTAGTTCAACTTCTGGTGGCAACTTAGCATCTTCTTCCTCAGAATAAGGAATAGGTACACCAATCATTTCTTCCATCTGCTGACGGTATGCGTAACCCAAGTGCTCATTAATATGGGCTAACATGCCAGCTTGTAGTTGTGGCGCTGCTGGGTTCATCTGTAACAACTGTTGAATCTTAGGATCTTGCATTGCAGACATGTGGACTTTAATGTGAGCCTCATGGTCTTGGTAGATAAACGCCTTGAGTGGTTTACCTCTTAGGACATTCATGTTCTCCGTAATTGGGTCTGTTGGCTTCTGATCGTCTTCCATCGGTACGAGTTTTGCCGCATTCTTAATCCCCAGTACGTCGAGCATTTGTCGATGCAAGAGTGGGAGGTTGTATAGTTGAGGCGCACCTTGGGCCAACTGAAGTACTGCTTGGTATTGGACAATCTTTTGCGCCATCGTCGCCGCATTGGGATCCGAGACGGGGATGACCTCAACATTGCTGTAATCGCTTTTCTTAGCCTTCGGAGATCCTTCAACTGGCTCATAGCTATATTCCTCTGGAGTGTACTCTGCAATGATTTTCTTTAAGAGCTTGAACTCTTGCTTCATTGAGTAGTGGATACGAGCCTGAATAGCAGACATCACCTTCAGTGTGCGTTCCAAAATCGCCAAAGTTGTTCCAACAGGAGCGTTAGCGCTCATATCAGATACCTTCATATCACTCGCAGATGCGAATGCACGACCTTCAGCAATAATCTTATCTAGCAACCCAGCCAGAACCATTGAAGGTTCTTTGTACGGCAAAGTCATTACGTTGTCTTTCATTGTTCCGCTTGGTACATCTACGTCACGGAACTCACCTGGTGCTATTGGGGTGTCGTCGCCTTTAACACGCAATCCACGGGTCTTAAAGCCACCTGGCAAGTTTGAAAGCGAGCCTGCGTCAACGAGCTGGCGGAGAATGGAAGTGCCTGATTTAGCAAATGCACCGATAAGATGAATAAGACCAAAGCAATAGAAGCCAAAGCCAGGTATATAGCCGTAGTGAACAAAGTGCTGACGTTTCTGATGAGTCTCATCTTCTGGATCCCAATTTCGTCTAATCGAAAGAACGGTCATACTACCTTTTTCGATAGTCACTACGTACGGCAATGCTATGCCTGTAGGTTCCCCGTCCTCATCCTTATGCTCGTAACCAGGTAAGTCTAAGTTAACGTGCATTTCAAGAACCTTGTAACGGTCATCCGTCGTGGCTCTAAAGCCGAGTTTCTCGGCAATTTTCTTTTCTACTTCATCTAGTACGTTGTCTGGTGTGCCTAACTCTACATCACGATAAAAACCAGCAACTTGCAAACGACGTAATTCGTTTTCTGTCTTACGCATCATGTGGGTTACACGCTCTGCGGTTTCTAGACTAGATGCGCCGTATGGTACCACAATGTCTTCTGCTGGCACGAACATAGATACTTGACGGTCTAGTGCTGGGTCAATGTATACCTTCTTAAACGCATTACCAGCTAAGCCCAAGCCCCATAACATACGCTCATGCTCAGGGCGGTACTCTTGCATTCTGTCTGTGAGTTGGTAGTTCATGTCGTCTTGAACACGCTCAGCAGATTCTTTTTTCTCTGGTGTTTCTTTACCAATGATTTGTGTCTTAACTGGACCGGCTGCTGGAAACGTAGCCATCATCGTTTCTGATTGGAACTTAACAAGAGCTTCGCTCAAGATCGGGTGGTATACACCACAAGCACCAGGCCAAGGCTCAATGCGCTCTTCAATCTTCATACCTAGAAGTTCTAGGCCGTCAACGTAAGTCTGAATCCAATCTTTACGGGAAGCTACGTCTGACTCAAAGTCACCAATAAGATCTCCTACTAATTGCGCAAGATCTCCATCAGCCATGTACTCAGCTAAGTTGGCATCGAAGTCGTCTTCTGACTCTTCGTCTGGAACAATCTCAACCTCGATACCGTCCATACCAATAGTTACTGACTCTGGATCCTCGATCTCAATTTCAATATCTGGTTCCGCAGCAGCTAGTGCCTCTAATCCCTCGGGAGCTTGGTATAAACCTTTTTCCATTGCCATATTATTTCTTCCTAAATGTTGCTCTATTTGTTTTTGGGTTGTACTTGAAGTTTTGTGCCGTCTCACCAGTACGTTTTGTTGCTCTATCTATTGCACGTTCTTCTGCAGTCATCATGTTGCGTTTTTGACCTTCAGCAGTTAACGTTTTGCCGTCTGCTTTTAAATGCCCACGTTTTTGTAGAATACCAATAGCTGTATCTCGATTACCTACCTGAGCTGCCAAGCGGTCAATCAATTGGTTCCTACCCATAAACTTTTGCGTGGTCATACGTTGTAATATCCTCTGTTACGCCTGCTCTTAAACTCAAGGACTTCGTCCTCTTCATCACTTGCGAGTCTAATAAATCCACCTTTACGGTATCTCAATAACGCTTGAGACATACTATCGACTAAGTCATCATGCTCACCAGATGGGAAGCTAGCTACTTCTTCTACAAGTTCTTCTGCCCAGTGAGTGTTAGGAACCCAGACGTGCCCACTTGCAAATATATCAGCAACAGCGTTAAGTCGCGCTATTTTATCATTTCCTCTGCTAGGAGTATACTCTTGGACCGGAATTCCCATAGCTCTTAGCTCAAATACGAGTGGAGCACCTGAAGCTTTAGCTTCTACGATGAGTGCATCGGGTTCCCATTCCTTATATTCTTGGTAGGCTCGCTGCTTTAATTCAGGAAACTCCATACGCTGTTTAAAACAGTTGAGCAGGATTATGTTTGCTTGGTCTCGCCCAGTAGAATCGGGTTTATAGAACACTCCCCAGGTAGTACACGCCGAGTAGTCGCTGCGTTCTGTCTTTAAAAACGCCGTATCCCACGATTGAATCAAGAATTCACAGTATGGCGGGTCTTCATGCTCCCAAACCTTCCACCATTCACGCTTAATAATCGCATTTACGTCTGATGTAGGCTGCTGCATGTACTGAGCCATCCATTTTCCGTTAGGAAGTTCAGCATGTAAGGCTTCTAATTCAAGTTTTGACCAAAATTCAGGCCATAAAGGCTTTCCAGATGGTAAAAGTGCAGGAAATTCAATGACTTCCCAGTCTTCACCGCTTCTTTGGGCTGCAGATTTGAGTACTTGGCCCGTTAAATCACGTTTTGACCACCGTGTCATAACAATTACGATGGCTCCACCCGGTTGTAGACGCTGACGAGGACCTGATGTGTACCATTCGTGCGTCTTATCGTAGACTTCTGGGTTTGTTTCGGCTATGGTTGCTTCTTGTTCTGAGTGCGGGTCGTCAATAATAAGCAAATCTGCTCCCTTACCCGTGACAGCTCCACCAACACCGATAGCAAAGTAGTCTCCGCCCTTATTGGTTGCCCAACGGCCTGCCGCCTTGGAGTCCGACTGGAGTGCAACATCCGGAAAGATGTCCTTGTATACGTCAGAATCCACCAAGTTACGTACTTTTCGTCCAAATCCCACGGCAAGTTCAGCGGTATGAGAGGTCTGGATAACTTTTTTTCCTGGAAATTTGCCCAGAAACCAAGCAGGGAGTAAGTAAGACGCAAACTCAGACTTCGTATGACGAGGAGGCATATTGATAATAAGTCTTTTACATGTGCCATTAGCTACCCTTTCAAACGCCTCAGCCATTTTGACGTGGTGTCGTCCATGAATAAAGTTAGGCCATACGTAATTTACGTAGGTCATGAAGTGGTCTTTAGCTTCTTCTTGCGCAGCAATATCTGCACGCTCTTCCAATAGCTTACCAATCTTCGCCCGTACTTCTGGTGGAAGCTTGTCTTTGTTAGCAGCAAGAAGTTTTAGTTTTTCAGGGCTTATCAAAGTCGTCCACTATCTCATCCCCGTCAAGACGTACCAAGTCTTCTGGGTTTATTGTGTTCTCTTGCGCTTCTGGATCTGGCAATCCAAGTTCAGCATCGCTCATCTCTAATAGACTGCGCTCTCTAATTACTTCATCAAGCTCATTGTCTTCTTCTACGGTCTCTACATCGCCTAGGTATTTTTCAAGGATAGAAGAGAGTTCTGCATCTACCTGATCGACGGATCTGACTTTTACATCGACCTCGACTCTTTCCGTGAAGAGTCCAACACTTCCAACTTTACCCAAGAGTTCCAGTGCTTTCAAACGCGTACGTGCATCTTCGTCAATGGTTTCAAGGAGTAGTTTGTTGGTGACATAGGAGCGGAGGCGACTAGAGACGTTTAACAAGTCCCTATCATATTCGGAGAGTATCGCTTCTAAATGTACTAGCGCTCCCGCATTCTTTTCCGTGACTTTGAGGGGAGCGTCGCTCGCTGCCGCACCTCGGGCCTTAACCCTGTCGTCTTCGGTAATTTCTACTTCGCCGCCCAAGGCAACGATTTCTTTAATTGTCTCTACTGCAGCTTTAGCCCGGTCTCTGAACTGCACAATCTCTTCCGGTGTCGTATCGAAAGGAAATGGTATTCCAGATTCTGGCTCTAACACTATAGGCATTCGTTAGCCCTGTATAGGTTTGTCATTGCTTGGAGTTTAACAGATTTTCTTCGTAGTGGTGTACTCGGTGACAATTAGCGCAAAGTACTATGCACTTCTGTACCTCTTCCATCGCCGCTGCGTAGCAGCCATTGCTTACCAATTTACTTACTAGGTTTTCTTTTTCGCTTGGATCGGTGTGATGAAAGTCAAGAGCTGCTGTGTGGGAGAACCCGCATTTAGAACATTTAAGAGAGCCTTTGAATAAAGACCATCTAGCTTTTCCTACTGCTCGATTTGCTTTAGCTAGAGCTTTGTGTTTCTCTTTATTGTTCTCGTAGTACTTACGGCTGTACTCCGCATGCTTTAACTTTCTTACGCTCTCGTCTTTGTATGGCATCTTGGTTTACTTTATATTTCCAATAGATTGCGTTTTTAAATGACCACGGGCTTCCAGGAGTATATACACGAAAGCCACAAGAAATCAAGGAGTTTGATGAAGCCGGGTTATCTGTTGTATCTGTGATACACCAATTCCAATTTAGTTTTTTAGCTTGAGCAAGTCTGACCTTGATAAGGCGCTTTTGAAGTCCATGCCCAGTGAAGCCGTCGAGCACACCGGCCCTACATAAGTAACCTGTATCTGTCCATCGCGTCGAGCGGACCAGGCCCGCAAAAGCTACAGGCTTTCCACATTCCGCATATGCAATCCACCAATGGCCCCTGTCTGTCAGGTATGGCGTATCCGCCGGAAGTATTTTCCTTTGAAGAAAACTTAGTGTGGTTTGATTGGCTGGCACCCGCAGGTCCACTTTTTTGATTGTGAATTTTGGTGCCTCCATAGTTCCCCCTAAGTGAGATTCTATTTTAGCGCCTTTTTGGGGGGATGAGACCCCCCGGGTTATTACTTAGTTTTTGCTGTTTTGAAGAATTCTTTTGTAGCTGAGAGTACGGAATTGATCCAGAACTCGTTTACTTCTTTAATGCGGTCAGCCAACTCTTCGTACTGCTTAGTTACTTTAGTGAAATCAAACATGGTTTTTTCCTTTAAGTTTTTGTGTTACATGTAACACATTTGTTGCGATGCAGCAATTATATCAGGATTTACGCTAGCCGGTTAGCGAAATTAAAAAGATCTTTTGGAGGTGATTTACTGTTGCTTTCTGTCGAAATGAGAAACTCGAAAATATATACCCCCCGGGGTCATTTGCACGGAAACATAAGGGGGCCTAGTTCTAGGGTAAACCCTTAGATAAAGTCTAGAAATTTTTATATACCCCCCCCCCCTAAATATTTTAAAAATACGTAATCGTTTGAGCGAAATACAGCACAAGGTGCGAGCGGGTCCCATCAACGCCAAATGTGGTCATGGGGGGTCAAGGATCGGCGGATTTCAAAAAAGCGATACTGTCGGACAGTATTCGAAAGGGGTTGACATTCCCTATAATATCCTTATAATAGAGTCATCGGTTCAGGAAAGCATTTAGCTAACCCCGATGTCATTAACTAGGAGAAACTAAAATGACTGTTAAATTATCTACTCAAGAAACATTGTCCATCAAAATCGCTGGCAATATCGTATTGGCTGGCAATGCAACGGC